TAGTAGCACAAGAAGAACATAAAGATCATGGATTACATATACATGCATTATTAGACTTTAGCAAATCCATAGACACTGTAGATCCTAGAGTATTTGACATTGGAGATTATCATCCTAATATAGGAACGACTAGGAATTATGCAGCAGCAGTACGATATTTGACTAAACAGAATATGCCACATACTAACTGGGATATTATGAATTATTTATCAACTCAGGAGAAGCAGGGACATATTAAGAAGGATTTTACACAACAGAACGAGACAATAATTAAAGGAGGATTATTAGATTTAGTACACAACGGAGCAATATCATTAGACAGACTAGGCAATTTCCAACGCGGTTTACAGATATATCAGAACATGCATGATGCAGTACCACAAGTTGAGAGAGTTACATTAGTATTTCATCAGCATTCATTTGATATCTTATTGTCTGATCCGAACCGGTTACACTTTTGGCTTTACGGGATTACAGGTTCAGGTAAAACATACGACGCAAAGCATCAATCAATCCCACATTATATGATTCCCAGAAACAATGATTGGTTGACATACAAACAGCACCAGATTTTAGTGGTTAACGAGTTTAAATCAGAGATGACACCATCACAGATTATAGACTTATGCGAAAGTAGACAGCAGAATATAAAAGGAGCATCGGTTCAGTTACCAAATTCGGTGGTTATTGTTACTTCGAATTTTTCTATAGACGATTGTTATCATAAGTTAAGAGACTCGCACGCACCACAACTACAGGCCCTAAAGAGAAGATTTCAAAGTATAGAGTATCATCAGCCGCACACTTCAGTTACCTTAGACAGACCAGTATTACACGTAGGACAAGGACAGGTTATAGTAAAGAATAACCAAGTAGATCCATCGCCATTCATAACAGACCTAGATCGATTAGTTTATAATAATTAATATGATTTCATCCGATGAAGTTACTGAGGATATGTTAAAAGGATTCTTATTAATTGATGAGCTTTATGGAGTTATTGAACATAAAGGATTTGTAAAAATAACAGGAGAAGATTTAAAGGATGTATCAATTAGAGATTTAGGTCTTGAATTGATAGGTCAATCTAAGTCTGATAGTATTATTGAATTAGCAGAGAAGGTACGTGAAATGTTTCCTAAAGGAATTAAATCTGGTGGTTATCCAGTTAGAAGTAGTGTTGTAGACATTGCTGATAAGTTGAGGAAATTCTTTAAGAAACATAAGTATACTGAAGAACAAGTACTTGAAGCTACTAAGAGATATGTGGATAGGAAGAGAAGTGAAGGTTATTCATATATGCAGAAAGCTGTATTCTTTATTGAAAAGGATGGTAGCTCTACATTAGCTGCTGAATGTGATAATCTTAAAGATGAAGCTACTGAACCAGTTGTGGTTGATACAATGAAGAGATTATGAGTATATTTCAAAGAGTTAAGCAGACTATAAAGACTAATAAAGCTACTGCTGAATCAGGTGGATTTAATGCTATACCTTGGAATTTACCAAGATTGTCTAAGATACTTCCGGGAATACAACGTGCTAAGTACGTGATTATCAGTGCCAACCAAAAAGTTGGTAAAACCCAGTTAGGGGATTTTCTGTATTTACACCAACCCTATGAGTTCTATCTGAAGAATCCTACAGCTAACATTAAGCCAAGAATCTTTTATTTCTCTTTAGAAATGTCTAAGGAAAGTAAAATAATGTCAGTAATTTCTTACAAATTGTTTAAAGAGCATAATATATCTAAGAGTCCAGAAGAATTACTATCTGTATTTCAAGGAGATATTATAGATGATGCTATCATGAAATTAATTGATGGGTATGATAGTTTCTTTGAAGAATTTGAGAAAAGAGTTACTATTACTGACAATATAAGGAATCCTTGGGGTATAATGAAGTATATGGAGACATATGCTGATGAAAATGGTCATTGGGAATATAAGGAAATTGATTGGGAAGAAGATGATGGTACTATTATTAAAAGAAGAGTTAAGGATTATTATATCCCCAATGACCCAGAAGAGTTAGTTATTGTAATTACTGACCACTTATCGTTGCTATTAATGGAGAAGGGGCAGACACTACACCAAGCTATAAGTAAATTTAGCTCAGAATACTGTTTAAGAATGAGAGATAAGTTTAAGTATTGTGTAGTTAATATTCAACAGCAAATGGCAGCTCAAGAGCAGCAGCAATTTACTCTCAAAGGAGAAAGTATTGTAGATAAGCTACGTCCATCCGGGGATGGGTTAGCTGAAAATAAATTGACAAGCCGTGATTGTAATTTAATGTTGGGTTTATTCTCTCCTTATAGATATAAATTTCCTGATTATGCGGGATATGATTTAAACATACTACAAGATAATTATAGAGAACTATCTGTAATTCTTAATAGAGATGGTAAATCTAATGCAGCAGTAGATTTATATTTTGATGGAGCAAGTAATTTCTTTACTGAGTTACCTAAACCTACTGAAAAAGAGGAGTTATTAAAAGTTTATGAATATTGTAAAAGTAAGTAACAATGACATTAAAACATCAATTACAACACTTTGACACTCTTGTAGCTAAAATGAGAGAGGTGTTGATTAGTAAAGGTAATGACTATGCTAATGATGATAAATTATCTAATTTTAAGACAGCAGGGCCTAATGCAGGATTAACTCCTGAACAGAACTGTTTAAGTCTTATAGCTACTAAAGTAGCAAGATTAGGTACTTTATTTAATAGTGGAAAGTTACCATCAAATGAAGCAATATCAGATAGTGTAATGGATTTAGCAAATTACAGTATCTTATTGCATATGATAATTAACGAAAATAAACCAGATGATTTACCATTTTAAAAAGAAACATTATGAAGTATTACAAATTAATTAATCAGAAGGGGTGGCCCAAAAAAGATTGGAAAGCAGGTAAGATTTATCCAGAAACCTATAGAATTGATGGAAGTTGGGTAAGCACTGTAAAAGATTTTGTATCAGCTTTTGTTAACGATTGGCAAGAAGTATCTGAAGAAGAATATAACATTCAGGAGGGTATAGTTAAAGAATTTAAGTTACCTGAAAAGTGGTGTATTAAATTAATCTCTCAAGAACAATTTGACTATTGTTTAAAATGGGCGGTAGAGAAGAAATATCTTGGCAACCACCATCTTAGCAGCAAAGCATATACTATCCCCTACTACTTCAGGTTTAATTCTACAGAAAAAATAGTAGGATATAATAATGATAATATATATGCAGGACATACAGAAATAACATTTGACCAATTTAAACAATATGTATTAAAAGAAACAACTATGAAAAATCAAGCATTAACATTTAAGATTACAGGGAGTAAAGCATTGTTGAAAGCAATGTGGGGTGATTTATTGGAAGCTGGGTATATTAATAATGAGAGAGATGGTTATTTAGAAAGAAAATCCCCCCGTCTTGAATATATATCCACAAATTGTAATAAAGACAGTGAAGGAGTGGATAAGAAAGAAACTTTTTCTGAATTATATGCTGGTAATGTTAACGGAAAATTTGACAAAACCTTCAATCTCCCAGAACAATATAATGAAGCATTGGAGTTTGCTAAGGAGCAACTTAAAAGCTTTGATGAGGTAGAAAGGTTTGCAGTAAATGATTATATTACTGTCCATACTATTCCTGAACCTCATTGGCTTTCAGAAACTAAGCAGAGGACTTTTAGAATTGTTGGGGATTTTATTAACGATAGAATTAATGGATACGCTACAAGTTATCTAAATAATTCTCAATCAGGAACTTATGGTATAGATAAAAAATATATCAGAAAAGCAACTCCAGAAGAAATCAAGAAATATGAGCAAGATGCTTTACTTGAGGAAGCTAAGAAGAGGTATCCTGTTGGAACCAGATATATCCCTACAAGCAGAGGTAACAGAAATACTGATTGCTGCACCGGGAAATTCAAATGGTCAGAACATAGTGATAACAGAATAGAAGATGCTACATTAGGTACAGGTATTTATGAAGGCGGTAAATGGGCAGAAATAGTTAAAGATTTTGTAGAAATTAAGGGTTATACGCCTGAATATACAGCATCATCTGTTAAATTTGGATGTCAAAAATTCTCTAAACAAACAGCAGAAGATTTACCAAGACTTATTGACTTAGGAATTATTAAATCTGATTATGAGAAAGAATTACGTGAAGTTGCTAAACACTTTAGTAAATAATTAAAAATTAAATATGAGAAAACTATTTATTATGTTTGTAGCTATTGCTACAATTGGATTGATAGGCTGTAATCAGCCTAATCAACAACCTACAGATGATGTAGATTCAACAAGTGTAGATACTACACAAGTTGATACAAGTGATGTTATTGTTAGAGTTGATTCTGTAGAATAATGAGAGACTTTTACAAAGTATTACTTGTAGGCAGATCAGGAATGGGTAAAACTTATAGCTTTAGAAATATGAACCCGGATAATACCGGGTTCATTAATATAGAGAATAAGCCGTTACCTTATAAGAATACTTACAAGTATCATGCAAGACCGACAACACTTAATGAGATTAAAAGTGTTATAGCAGAATATGCTGCTAATCCAGAAATTACAACCATAGTGTTTGATAGCTTTAGTGCTTATGTAGACATTCTACTTAGTGAGTCAAGGGCTACAAAAAAAGGCTTTGATATATGGAGCTTTTATGCAGAAGAAATAGGGAAACTTCTAAATGTTATCAAGAAGATTGATAAAGAGGTCTTTATGACTGCTCATTATGAATGGTTACAGGGAGAAGAGGGTGTTAAGGAGAAGAGGATTAAAGTTAAAGGTAAAGAATGGGAAGGATTGATTGAGAAAGAGTTTACTATTGTATTATATGCTGATAATAAAGTAGATGATAAAGGTAAACCACAATATTACTTTAACTTATTCCAAGAAAACTCCTCTACAAAATGTCCACCAGATATATTTGGTGCAGATATTATTACTATACCAAACGATACAAATTATGTATTGAATAAAATATTAGAATTTGTAAAACACTAATAAATTAAATAGTATTTTATGGAAAGAGAGAAAATTAAGATTACTAACCAACAGTGGAGAGATTTAGTTTGGGAAAACTGCCTTAAAATTGATGGTGTGGAAATACCTATCAAAACAATATCTGAGGAATATGATGGTAGTAGAAGGCATACTGAAGATCACCACAATATATTCCAAAGGCTATCGGACGGTAAGTTCTTTAGAATAAACTATGAAACATCTGTTAAGGATGAAATGGGGTGGGAAGAGTGTAATTATGGTGATACTGAAGCAACTGAAGTATTTCCTGAAGAAAAAACAATAATAATTTATAATTAATAACTATGGAAATTGTAAAACTGTCCAAGAGGGGACTCAGAGAAGACATTGAGAGTGGAATGAAACGCCCTCAGATTGCAGAGAAGTACCAATTACCTGTAACTCAGGTAAATAAGGCTATTAAAATGGCTGGATTAAATGGTATGAGAGCTAAAACTGTTAAATTTGAATTTGTAGATGATGAGGAGATTGCGGAAATTAATGAAATTCCTCAACCTACTGCACCAGAAGCTGTTGTAATAGAGCATAAAGAAGAGGATTAATCTATTAGGATTACTATTATTAAAACTAAATAAACTAAATAATATGGCATTTAACGCAGGTAACGAGTCAACTCCATTTAAACTATATACTGGATTGGCAGATGTGCAAGTAGTAGCAGTTAATCCTACTAAGGAAGAAGCTGAGAAACTTGGGATTAATATGAAGAATGACCCTGTATATGTTTCTACAGATGAAACATCAGGGAATAAGAAATGTAGGATTGACATTTATGTTAAATCCGATAAGACCAGTAAACTTGATAAATTAGCATTCTTTATGGAAGATGCTAAGAGGTTATCCAGTGCAGGGAATACTCAATGGATTAATGATTTTGGTAAGAGTTGTTTTGCTGCTTCAGTTGAAGAAGCTATAACTGCTTATCAATGGTTTAAACCTGATGGAGCAAGAGAATCTGTTAGTGGTGAACCTGAATTGGTAGACTTTGTTAAGAATCTACTTAATATTCCAGCAGATGCAGTAGCTAAACTGGATAATCCAAGAGCATTCTTTACAGGTAATGTATCAGAGCTTAAAGCAATCTTTAAGCAATACACTGAGAGGAAGGTACAAGTACTTTACTACATCAGAGAAACAGATGGTAATTATTACCAAGCTATCTATTCAAAGTATTTCAGTCGTGCAGGTAACACAAAAACTACCTACTGGGCTAAACATTTTGAAGGTAGCACAACTAAACTTAATTATCAAAACAGTTTTGCTTGGCAGGAATTTAATCCACTGTCACAGGGAGCACCAGTAGAGAAATCTACAGAGGATGCCCCTAATATCTGGGGATAATAATTGGTTGTGGGAAAAAGGGTTAATAGTACCTCTCTTAGACCAGTAACCCTGCGGAATACTGCGAATATTCCAAGACACAGATAGGGGTGAGCAGACCCTATGCAAGCTGTTAGAAGAGATTTAACAACCTAAAGATACCCATATGTTTGAGGTTAGAGAAGATTTAAGTACTGACAACATCCTTTTAAAGATTACTCAAGAAAGCATTTTTAGATACTATTGTAGACCATTTAAAAATGTAGGAGAGAAGTTTAATTCTGAATTAAGAGACGACAAAAATGCCTCGTGTGTAATTACCGAGTATAATGGTAAGTTATGGTATAAGGATTTTGGCGTTATTGGCTTGCGAGCAGTAGATTGTTTCGGATACTTGATGTTGAAATATTCACAAACATTTCTTCAAGCATTAGGAACAATAAACCTCGATTTTGATTTAGGATTAAAGAAATATATTGAACCATTACCGAGTTTGGATTATCTGGGATTATCAGAAAACAGTACTAATTTTAAAAAAAGTACCGGGTTAAATTTTGGGGCAACGAGTGGCATCAAGAGAGTAATTCCAGAATTCAGAAATTGGTTAGAACTTGATTTAAAGTATTGGAAAAATAGATATTATCTTGACATACCAAGACTTGAGTTCTTTGACATACACCCAATAAGTAAGGTTACGATTGAAGATAAAACTATTGAAGTTGAGATGCCTACATATAGTTATCTGGTAGACAAGGAAGAAGGGATAGATGTTGTAAAAATCTATTCACCATTTAGCAGAAATTATAAGTGGCTATCAAACTGTAAAAGCTATCATTACTTGGGTTTTAATCAATTACCTTGGACTGGTGAAAATATAATAATAACAAAATCTTTAAAGGATGTTGCAGTACTTTCTTTATTTAAACTCCCTGCTATTGCACCTCAATCAGAAGCACAGATTATATCTGTAGATATGTATTATAAACTAAAGAAAAGATTTACTAATTTTTATGTATTATATGATAATGATAGTGCTGGAATTGAAGGTTCAAAGCAAACAGTTGAGTCTTTTAGTGACATCAAACCAATCTTTATCCCTAAAGAATCGGGTGTTAAGGATATAAGTGATTTTATTGATACCTACAGGTATAAAGCTACACACAAACTAATAAATGAATTAGTATGGAGAACTGCTTCTTTATAAAAACTAATGTTCCGTCTCTTAAAAATGGTAAAAGATGGACAGGTAGGCATCTTATTAGCAGTAAGAGTGTTTTGGAATACGAGAGAAATACTAAGCATCAATATGAAACTGTTGCTCCTCATATAATGAGATGTTTTATTGGGAAAGAAAAACCCTATAAAATATCTTTCAAATTTATTAGGGGCAGTAGACATAAATTTGATTACATAAACGCAGTGCAATTACCTCTTGATCTGTTTGTTAAGCATGATATATTAATAGATGATAATGCAGATGAGGTTTTGCCTGTATTTGAACCTTATGAATATGATAAGGAAAATCCGGGAGTTATTATTACTATTTTATAGAGGTACTCTGTCTCTTATTACAGAGTTAAAAGTAAAAACAATTAATTAATTAATTAAATTTTCTATTATGAGTAACAAGATTAAAATTTACTCCTCAAAAGCTGGAGTAACAAAGACTTTGACAACTGACGCAACCACTTGGGATGAGTTGAAAGAAGAATTGATCAACAAGGATTGGTACAATCCTATGTCAATGAAAGCTATTGACAGGGCTGACAAGAAATCACTTGATTCAGGTGACATTGCCATCACTGATGGTATGACAATCTTCCTTCTGCCTACCAAGAATGATTCAGGAATTGAGGTTACTGAAGAAATGCTTGATGAGTTTGTAGAAGAACTGCATGACAAAATTGACCAGATGGTTGAAGAATTCAAGAATGGAGTAGCTGATAGTGAGGATTTGAGTGTTGAGGCTGACCAGATTGCACGTACTTTGAGGCGTAATTAAGGTTTGTTTGTAGAGAGGGGTAGCAATATCCCTCTCTTTTTATTAACTTAAATTCAATTACTATGGATTTTTTTGAAGAACTTGAGCAACAATATGCCAATGCTCCAATACAAGAGGAGAGTGGTGAGATTATTCCACCAACACGAGCAGAAGGAGTAGCCTCTGAAATTATTGAAGGAGAAGGTATTTTAGCTGCTATTAGAAGAACAGAAGCTCCTGTACAGGATACTATGATGGCTCAAACAACAAGCAGTACGGGTTATTTTTTGTATACAGGAACTGCCGGATTGAATGCTATGGATGCAACACAGTGGAGAATTTATGATGCTCTTTCTATAATGGGGGGTATTTCTCATCCAGTAGCTACACCAACTCCAATTGACCAACCAGAAGAACCTGTTGAAGTAAAGGATTGTAGTACAACTGATGATTTAGATAAACTATTAGCTGATACAAAACAGAAGATTCTTGATTTATTTATAGAACATTATGGGGATAAGTATGTTTCATCTGAAGAAGGTTCTTCAAATATTATGGTACATTATCCTAAAATAACTGTTAGAAATGAAGTAGATGAATCACACGTAATTACAGATTTATATATTAAATATAGATTTAGTATCTATATTGATGATAATAAGGTTCTGGTTGATTTGAATGAAATTGGTGGTACAAGAGCTACATTTACACTTGAAGAATTTGTTGCAGAATATAGTTTCTCTCATTTGAGTGAAACTCCGGAGAGGTGGGGATGGTTTTGTTATGGAAGTGAGGGGGCAATTGGAGACCTTGTAAGTGTATTATCTTTTGAAGATTATGATGACTCTCAGTATAATGAAGATGAAGATACTGATTATAAAACAGATTTTGTTGGAAGTATATATAATTACTCAAATTTAGATACTTATCTTGAAGAAATAGAATCACTCTTATTCTTAACTGATGAATACCTTACTTGGGAAAGTATTAATACTAATCCATACAAATATATGAGTTCTATAGGTAGTGGTAATAGATTTAATAATGTTACCATATCATCTGGTGGCTCATTTGATTCATCAGTAAAGAATTATGTTAATGCGCTACTTGGGTTAATACTTGTGGATAATAGACTACGTGATAAATTTATAGACGATTGTATTATATCTACAGACAATGAATTTTCTATGGATGTTTATAGAACATCAATGTTTCTTGATGATTTATTAAAAGAAGACTATCAATATCCACTATTAACTAAATTTGAATATGATCCTGTAACATTTATAGTAAAGAGTGTTAAAACATCTTCTGGTGTACCAGTAGATTCTGAAGGTTTTATTACAAATGGAGACGGTAAATTCTATTTTAAAGGTGAAGCTATTAAAAGACGTATTATAAATTACGCTAAAGAAGAAACTGATGATGACAAATTAACTGTTATAAACCCACAATTTGTTGCTGGATTTATTTCACAAACATTACAACTATTTAAAGATATTAATTATTATGGAGAAGAAATCAGGACTGACTATGCCGGAACAGAAAATCCTTTCTAAATTACTTATTGTAGACCTTGATGAAAAGATTAAGGTTAACATAACTCAGAAAGCTTATACTAAAATATCGTATTTGCTTCAGAGAATTAGTGAAGTAGAATGGTCGGCAATAATGTTCTATACAGTAAAAGGACATTACACAAATCCATCTGAGATGGTTTGTAAGATTGAAGATATTTATTTGATGGATAAGGGAACAGGTGGTTCCACAAGCCATGATTATGATAATGAAGATGTTGTGAAAGCCTTTGATGCACATCCTGAATATATGGATATGAAGATGGGTCACTTGCATTCTCACAATAGTATGAAATCCTACTTCTCGTCAATAGATATGGATGAATTAGTTGATAATGTAGTTAATCATCAATATTATCTATCACTTGTTGTAAATAACAAGGCTGAAATGGTGGCTAAGTTATGTTATGTTGGTAAACAGGAAACCAAGAGTAAAATTACTGTAAAAAATAAATTAGGTAACTGGATTAAGATTAATTCATCAAAACAAGAGGAGCAGGAAGTAATGTTCTGTCACGACTGTAATATCAGTATATCAATTCCTGATGCTGTAGAATTTGTTGAAAGGTTTAAAGAGATTACAACTAAAGTTAAACCTGTCCCTGTTAAAACATATTCTTACCCTTCATTTAATAAGAAGGAAAATCCACCATATTATCCAAGAAATTATCAGGATAGTTGGGATGAATATGATAATTACACAGGTTACAGAGATACAGCAAAACCATCGACACCATCATTACCTTCACATCAACCAAATTATCAAAAACAAATACTGTTTGCTAAAGCATTAGTGTCTTGCAAAGTTAGTGACATTGAAGACAAATCAATTTATGAGGTAATCAGAGAAGCTAAAGATACTTTTGGTGGTATTGATAAGGATACAATAGCGGATTCTTACGAAGAATTTTATGAGCAGAATATTGAGAAAGGTGGGGAACATTTTGTCCTTGAAGCCTACGCTGATATTTACAAACGTAAGATTGAAGATGTTACTATTGGGGAACTTGAGATTGAGTGTGAAGCAGCTACGAAACTTCTTTATGGAGAAATAGGAGCAGCTTTAACAGAAGTATTGGATTTGTACATCTTATCACTGTATGAAAGAAGTGATGTTAAAGGAGAACCAACTGAAATTAATGATGCAATTAAAAGTTTAGCAGATGGAAAATGATGTTATACAAGAAATTCCTGTAGAAAATCCTGATGAGATTATAGTTAGTGTCAGAGCTAAAAGGAAATCTAAGCAAGAGGCTTATAAAGATGCTGTAATTAAGAGGTTTAGTAATGCTCCTTGGGCAGGTAAGAGGCTTGTAACTTTAGGGGGTGCTGGTGGAATTGGGTCAAATGTTGCCTACAACCTTATTAAACTTGGATATGATATTAATCTATTTGAGTTTGATACAATAGAGGTTCATAACGTAGGCGCTCAAATGTTTGATTTACAAGATGTTGGGAGAACTAAAGCTTATGCTATTACTAATTTAGCTGGTAAGATTAATAAGAGAGTTGTAATAAACTCATTTGGTAAAATTACTGAAGATACACCTATTTCTCTAATTACTCCAATAACATTCTCAGGATTTGACAGTATCGGTGCAAGAAAGATATTGTTTGAGAAATGGTATGAAAGGTATAAGGATAGTACAGAAGCAATCTTTATTGATGGTAGATTATCAGCAGAGGATTTTGAAATATTTGCTGTAACTCCTGATAAGGCTGATGAGTATAGGGAAACTTTATTTGATGAACCGTCAGAGGAATTACCTTGTAATTACAAATCTACTACACAAGTAGGATTGTTAATTGCTGGAATGATGGTAGTTGTTATGACAAATTTTATTACTGAGATGCTGGAACCTGTGGGGATTAGAGTAGTACCATTCCATACTACTTTCAATGCACCATTAATGTACTTTGAAACTGTATGAAACTGTTAGAAGAATATTGGAATCTTGTGGGAGTACGTGACAGAAATTATTCCAACCAACTTATATATAAACAGGAGAAGCTTCTAAGTGATACTTATTCTACTGTATTTAAGGTAAAATCTTCTGTTAAGTATATTCCTTTAGTTGAAGCAATGAAAATTAGAAGTAATTCTGGTGGAACTACATCAAATACTTCTGCATTTATTGGTACATTAGCTAAGAAATATCCAGAATTAAATAAATATCATATTCTTTCTGTTATACAAGCATCTTTGTATAAACTTTTAGTGAAAGATTGTAGAGATAGAGCATTTACTAAAGAGGATTTGCCTTTTATACTATCTGACTTTATGAATGTACTAACCGGAGTAAATAATACAATTAGTATTCAAACGCCCTCACAATCATCGAGGAGAACCAAAACTATTTTATTTGAAAACTTTATTAAAGGTTGGGATGGTGCTAATGGGTATGTTTCTTCTAAGTATATGATAGGTATTGATATTTCGTCAAATAGAGATAAACTACCCTCTCCTATCTTTAGGCTATGAATCACAGTATCCTTAGATGAGGTAATCACGGGCTTGCTGAATTTTATTTCAATTTTACAAG